ATATAGTGTCTTATGCAGATATTAGATTAGGTAATATGAGAACATTTTCAGGTGATGTTTTTAAAGCAAAAATTTATGTTAGAGCAGAAGGTTCTTTTGATGATTTCAAACTATTAGCTGAAGTTCCATTAGAATCGCCCGAACTTATGGTTAATAATGATTCGGTTGGAGTAGGAGAAAGAACAGGTTACTTTGTGTCTGAAGACGACAAAGAAACATATTGGGTTGTATCTGGCAGCACAAACGGATTATCAGGTCCAACTAGTACAACAACAGCTTCTTTTGATAACGATACATTATTAGATTCTGTTATGTTATCTGGCAGTTTAGATGGTTTAACAAACCAAATAAAGTTTCAATTAAAAGACCAATACAAATTTAATTTAGAGAGGGATATAGATTATAATCTATCATTCAATGCTGTTGCTGAAAAGGGTAATGATGGTAGAGCCTTACTGATAATGTATGGTTCTGGTTCTTCTTTTTTACAATCTCAAGAATTGTATACGGATGAAGTTACTGGCGAAAAGATAGAAGAACCATCACAATATGGTAGAAGATTAGGAGTATTAGAAGTAGAATCTGATGAGGCTAATTTGAAAAATTTTGGATTAGTAAATCATAATTTTAACACTAACAAAACTGGTAACGCTAATATACAATTTAGAGTAGTATCTGGAAAATGGAATATATCAGATGTATCTGTTAAACCAGCTGCTGACACAGGATTCTCTCCATCTTTTATACAATTCAAACAAGAACTACCCAAAGAATTACAACATAAAAGACCTGAGACTTTAGAATTTTTGACAGAATTTTATGATATAAATAATAATATCGCAGACGAAATAGCATTTACAACTGGTTCTGTTTTTACTGGCGGTAACGTTGTTATATCAGGAAATGATAACATTCAAAGTGGTGATATGTTCTTAGGTGGAGATACTACTGGAAGTGGTATTCATTTTGGTGGTGTAGATTCTAAATTACCTGAAACAGGTTTAGATGGAGCAGAGGGTTCAGGCTTTATTCGTTCAATTGGCTATCAAGGATTTGCTTCAGCTTCTGATTCATCTTTAGATGGTACATTTGGATTTATGATTTATAGTGGTTCTGTTTTACCAGATAGTGGTGAGGATTACAATGGTGTTGGTTTAGAATTAGTTGGAGAAAGTGGTTCACTAAAATTTAGAACTAGTCCATCTGTATTTGATGTACAAGCAGATTCTTTCTTTGTAGGAAAAACCACAACACAATTTATAAGTGGTTCTAGTGGACAAGTAGAAATAAGTTCTTCTAATTTTCATTTAACGCCAGAAGGTGATGTTACTATGAGTGGTATCATAACTGCTGAGGGTGGTAACATCGGAGACTTTCAAATCATAGATGGTCAGATAAGTGGTAGTAATATTACACTAAATGCAAATAACTCTACAATATTTAAAACAGACCAAGGTCCAGGTAGTGATACAGGTGAAAGTAACTTAGCATTGAAAAATGAGTATTACTTAGACTTTTCACCAACAGTAGAAAATCCTGATAATGCTTTTGTAAAATTTGGTCCGAACTTTACAGTAGATAAAGATGGTATTCTTACAAAGTTTGTTGAAGCCAAAACTGCTATAGGTGAAAATACTGAATTTCCCAGAATATGTAGACTCAAGAACTCTTTGTCAGATATGCACTGGCAAATGGGATATAAACAAGATGGTCAAATATATGGGAGTTTGAATGAGCTTTATGGAGTTACTATTAACAATAACCCACAAAAAGCTAGGGGTAAAAGGGGAAGTAAAATTAAATGGGAAGAAGTTGGTTCTATGCCAGGATTTATTACAGCTTGGCAAGTAGAAAGACCTTCAGTAGAAGATGGAGAAATTGCTTTTGGTCACATGGTATGTGGAGGTACAGGTGGAGATGAGTTAAAAAACTTTAAAGGTTTATATACTGCTTATTATGAACCTGGAACTTTAAATATTTATGGTATTCCTGGAGTATGTGATAGAAAAGCTACTGGAGATAGAAAAGTAGGATTTTTTTATGGAGCTTATCTTAATAGATTTAATTGCCATAATAAAGATGGAGTATCTGATATTGTAAAAGCTATGATTGAAATCTATTTACATAGATGGGTAGTTAAACAATCTAGTGACCCTAACTTATATATCCAAGCTAAAGCTGAACATCCTATTACTCCACAAGAAGCTGTATTAAGAAAAGAAGGTTCTCTTTTCCCTATTAATGATTTAAGAATTTATCTTGAAAATGAAGTAGAACCTAAGTTAGCTGAATTTATTTCCCCTCACTATTATGGAGAACTTAAAAGAAATTCTAATGGGTTTATTGAATATAAAAATGAAACTGATAAAAGAGTTATAAGAGATTGGCCTTTATCTAAAACTGCAGATAGAAAAGGAGCTATTGAAATGTATGTCATGCCTCAAAGAGGGGGTGATGGTAAAATTCCAGCTTATAGGTATATTGCAGGAGTTGACCCTTATGATGCTGATGAAGGTACATCTTTAGGTTCAATATTCATTTTTGATTTATGGAATGATAAGATAGTAGCTGAATATACTGGTAGACCTGATACTGCAAATGAGTTTTATGAAACTTGTTTGACTTTAATGGAGTATTACAATGCTACAGCTAACTATGAAAATAACTTAAAAGGATTTTTTGTTTATGCTTCTAATACCAATAGAGTTCACTTGTTAGCTCCTACTCCACAAATACTTAGAGATGTTGAATTACTTACTGGAGCACTTAAAGGAAATAATCAATATGGTACTAGGGCTACTGAGTTTGTGAATAAGTATGCTAGAAAACTTTTAGCTGATTGGCTTATTAAACTTAGAGATACTGAGTATGATGAAGATGGAGAGCCTTTAAATAGAATTTTAAACTTACACACACTTAGAAGTACTGCTCTTATCAAAGAACTTATTATGTGGAATCCAGATGATAACTTTGATAGGGTTTCTGCTATGGGCATGTTAATGATTTATAGAGAGTCTATGCTGAAAAGAATAGAAAGTGCTTTTAGTTATGATGAATTAGGAGATGTAAGTACTGACCCATTTTTTACAGGAGAGTATGATAGTAGTTGGGTAGAACAAAGTTTTGCTTTAAGTAATAGAATCTTTGGAGACGATATAGGAAGTAAAGTCAAAGTTCAAACAAATGTTAGTTATGAAGACATAATAGATTTTTAGCATATTTTTGTATAAAAGAGTCTTTATGATAGGATTGAAAAACTTCCCTTCCCAGAGAACCCAAAATAAAACTAAACAATGGGCTAAGGATTGTATAGATGCTGTAGATGGACTCCTGATGGATGACACTGGTAGTCTTAGAAAATCTAGGAGTAATAAAGTAATTAATTACAATTTGTATAATAATATCTTAGACCCTGAAGACATGGCTAAGATTGATAACCCATTTAATATTCCTGGTTTTACTTCTCCTACTACTCCACAAAACCATCCTATTGCTAATGTAAAAATTGATTTACTATATGGAGAATACTTAAAAAGAGATTTTCCATTTACGCTTAGAGTAGGAAATTTTGATGCTATTAGTGAAAAAGAAGAAGTACTAAAACAAAATCTAAACTCTATAATTGTTGAAGCTCTTAAAAAGAATAATTCTCAGGAAGAGATAGAACAAAAATTACAAAAAATAACTGCTGATAATAGAACCTATCAAGATAAAAGAGAAATTACTGGAAATAGAATCCTTAATAGTGAAATGCTTAAAGAGGATTTTGACAGGAAAATGGCTCAAGGATTTTTAGATTTAGAAATTGCTGGGGAAGAACATTTTTTAATTGATATTATAGGAAAAAAAGGGTATGAAGATTTAGTATTTGAAAGACTCAATCCTCTTAATGTTTATACTTTAAGAAATGGAAGTAGTCCATTTACTCATCACGCTGATATAATTATGGTTGAGGATTATATGAGTCCTGGTCAGATATTAGATTATTATTGGGATGAGTTAAAAGAAGATGACATTGCTAAATTAGAAGGACATCCTAAAAAGAATAGAAAAAAAGGTAGTAATGTAGCTGGAGATAGTAATCCTTATACTGCTCCTATTCCAGATTACTACATTAGAAATGCTGAAGAAGAGGTTTATAGAACTGAAGATTTTGAATCAGGTCATCATTTAAGTTCACATAAAGCTGGCATGCCTGTAGATATTTATGGTAATCATAGAGTATTAAAAGTATTTTGGAAAAGTTATAGAGAAATGAAACTTATAACTTTTATGGATGAAATGGGAAATGAAAAGTGTAGGGTAGAAGATAGAAGATATAAAGTCAATGCTGCTTTAGGAGAAACATACGAAAAATTTTTTATTGGAGAATGGTGGGAAGGACATAAGATAGGTAAAGATAGTTATCTAAGAATGAGAGCTAGACCAGTACAACTTAGAGAAAGAGCTAATCCTTCTAGATGTTATCCCCCTGTAGTAGGTGGATGTATGAGTGTAAATTCTAACAAAGCAATGTCTTTGATGGATAGAATGAAACCT